CCGACAGTACCAGTAGTTAATTGTACATAGTAATCGTCCTGACCCTTGGCATTATCTCCAGTAATACGAATGATAAAGCCATTAGCTCCGTCTGGTGGCAACTTCTTAAAGTCTAGCGTTTCATCTTTAAATGCTAGTAAGTTGGTATTACCACGAGAGTCTTCTGCAACGACCTCAAACTCAGTAGTAGAGTAAAGGTGAATAACGTTGTTATAACGTGTTTTATTAACACCAGAAGGTAAACTAATATTCATCAACTGATTTGCAATATTATCAGTTTTGATACTAGCTTCAGCAGCTTGTGTGTCAGCAGTAGCTGTGTTGGTAGAATAACCTGTAGTATATGTCTGTGTTGAATATGAACCACCTGGGCGGCGCACCTTCAACGTATAATCTGTTCTATAATCTCCCTGCTTAACATAAACGAGAGCCTCGTAAGTACGATTAGCGGCTTGCAGTGGAGTAGTAGCAGAGTTAATTGCTACAGCTTTCTTCTTATTTAGTATATATGTAACATCTGCTACGGTTACGGCTGATAAATCTTCAGCAGGGTTGGTAGCAGCGTTTAAATAGGTTGTAGAACCAGTAACTGTTAAAGCGTTACCGTCTTTATCTATTAGTTTTAAATTTGCAGTACCTGAGTTGTTCGTGACAACTAAAGTATTTAGGGTATCAGCATCTCTACGTGAAGTATGTATAAACGCAGAAGCAACGTTAAGACCACTAAGGCTAGTAAGCTCTGCAATATGTTTAGTACAAGGTCGTTTAACTAGACCCGCAACAACACTAGATAAAGCATTTTCTTGTAATTCTGCCTGAGTCCTTAGACGTAATGATGGTGGCTGTTGAGATACCCCGTTAATCATGTTTGGAATAGACCCATTAATTAAAGGCATCAGTACACTCTCTTAGTTCCTATACGGTCAAACACTCTAAAAACGTCATAGTTATTAGCGATGTTGTAATCCGCAGTTTCGTTCTCAAAATCTCTTAATTGCATAAGAGCTTCCATTTCATCATTCTGATTGAATGTATGTAAATCTCCAGAGCCAACAACTTGGTCTTGAAGGATACGGGCAGCCTTAACAGCAATGTAGCGTCTTGCTACAGCGGGGATGTCCGCAAAATCTAATTCATAAACAACATCTAATTTAATTGCTTTACCGATGTTGAAAGTATGGTTTGTTAAATCGTACATTTTACCACCACGCTGAGTTAAATCGAACTCAGTGTTGTGTTCTACCATCGCATCTGCGCGGATGGTGTTTGCAGCAAGAACAATCTCGCCACTATTAGTTGGGTCAATCTGAACATCTTTTTCACGATTGAAATGCCAACCCTCTGCTTGAACAGAGCGGTTAATTTGATTCAGAATAGTCTCAGCAGTCTCCGCCTCAACCAATCCAGAAGAAAGTCGGTTTACAGGAGCCTCACCAATTGCTGAGAGCATAATATTGACAGCTTCTAGCTTGGTATTTGGAGTCATAATTATTTCCTAAAAAAAAGGAGACCCCCGAAGGAGTCCCCTATAATTACTGATTATACAGCGTTTAGTGAAATTGCACACGCAGGACGTAGGATGTTATGACCCATAGCATACTTAGCAACCATCAATGTACCTTGACGGTCGATTTGATACTCGGATTCAACACCTAAATCCATAAGCTTAACTGTAGCAGCGGCATCAGCAGTAAAGATGAGACCACGTAGTTTAGAGAAGTTAGACTTATATGCACCCGCACGTGAAGTTGGGTCAGGAGTTAAACCAGTTGTAGATTCATCAGTCTGTGGAATGTGGTTAGACATATAGATGCTAACACCACCAACTTGAGGAACAACACCTGCTGATACTGAACCAGAACCACCAATGTCTTTGTTCAACCATGTAGCTGAAGTAACGTCAGTAGCATTAAGAAGAGCGTAGTACTGAGCAGGTGGTAATACACATACCTTGTCGCCAGTTACGTCTTTCTTATCAAACTCTTCAAGAGCGTCATAAATTGCTGCAACAATCTTTGCACCATTTGTAGCGTCTGCTGTTACTGTACCGATTGTAATGTTTGAAGTATAGATTTCATCATTAAATGCAGTACCGAAAGCTGCTGCTGCTTTAGTTGAGTTATCAATTGCCGCTGATTTAGCAAGAATACGAGCAACGTTCTTATCCGCTGTGTTAGCAAGAGCATAGCCTGCTTCTTTAGCGTAGATTGAACGAACATCGTAGTGGTTCATTGCTTCATCAATGTTTGCGATGAACTGGCTAGAGATTAGCAAGTCATCTACAGTTACAACACGCTCACCATGCTTAACAGCATCTGCTTCAATTAATGAACCAGGAGTGTGGTATTTTGCAACCGCAGCACCAGTTAATGGGAATTGTGCAGATTTACCGTTCTGAATAGTACGAGTACGGTGTAGAGGCATAAATACGTTACGCTCTTCAAAAGCTGTAAGTACTTCGCCTGCGTATAGTTTCAAAAACAGGGAACGAGCGTCACCTGTTGCGTTTTGTTGCCCTAAACGGGAAACTGTTTGGTCTGTTGGAAAAGCCATAATTAATTACCTTTTAGTAAAGTTAAGTTGAGTTAAATTCTACTCAGCATATCCTCACATCCTTTTCTCTAAGATTGTCCTCCGCAGAGGGTCAAAGGTAATCATTCAGTTTGTTATTGCTTCGTAATTTTCTAAGTTAAGGGAGCCGAAGCTCCCCTAAAAGTAGACACTTAGAACACTTTGGAACGAGATAGCTTGTCAGCTACCGATTTCCGATATGCGGGGTCGTTGTTGTATCTGGGGTCACGCATGGCAGCAGTTAGTTCTGCTACGCTTTGGAACGCCCCGCTTGAAGATGAGGCATTATCACCTTGTACAAGTTGTGGTTCATTGCCCACTTCAGAACGATACCTTGCGACCAATCCACTAACAGCAAATTGTGCTAGAGATAAATCACCAGACTCCACATTAGCGTTATACGCATCAATCTCTGACTCAGAAAGGTTTTCAGAAGCCCACTGGACTAAACCAGAATATTGCTCCTCTCCACCTGCCATATCATAGATTTGATTTGTAGTTTTTGATGCAAGTGCTTCTTGACCTGCAATCCAACTGTCTACGAGTTCTCGGTTAAAACCTTTCTCTTCTAATGCGTTATAAGCATCAGGGGAAAGTTCACCAGTTTCAGCATATTCATCTTGGAATACGTTAAAATCCAAACCTACATTATCTAAAGCCTGAGCTACTTGTGATGCCTCAGCATCGTCCGTATTGTCATATTCTTTAGGTTCTTTGGTTTGTTCTTCTTGTTGCTGTTGACCTAGTTTCTGCTCAAGCTCTGCATAAGCATTAGCCATGTCTTCAGCGTTTTTAAATTTTTCAGGCAACCATTCTGGTCGCTCAGGGCTTGCGGATTGTTCTAGTTGCTCACCCTTTTCAAGCATAGCTTGTTCGTGCGCCTCATCAGGTGCCTGTTCTTCAAATGTGTTCAAAGTTTCTGCCATATTTTATTATCCCTGTTGGGATTCCTGTTGTTGCATCGCCATCTGTTTCATCATTTCAGGCGTTGCTTTTGTTGCCATATCTTGAGCAGTTTGCATCATTTGGGCTGCTTGCTGTTCTTGAGTTGCAGCTTCAGCTTCTTGAGCCTTTTGCTCATCCGATTTGATAAGACCATTGGTGTCAATTCCCAGACTTGCACCGAGACGGTCTATATAATCACCTACGTTCATTTCGGACTGAATTAACTCAGCACCTAATGGCTGTAGGTATTGTAAGAATGTTGCTAACTTGTTTAAGTCCTGACCACGACCAAGAGCTTCAAGACCAGTAACCACAGTAGGCTTAACTGTATCTTTAGGCATCTTAGGCATCTTGCCAGTACTCTCTAATCTAGAAAGCAATATCTTAATCAATGGTTGTTGGAACTCCTGACTTAGAATTGAATATACACCGCCAAGGGCTGTTTCTAATTCTTGAGCCATGAAGCGAACTTCTTCTGCTGTTACACGCTCTGCTTGTCGCTGAACGGATGAATTTAGTAAGAAAGCAAAAGATAAACGTTCTTGAATGTTTTGCGCTGTAGCTAATGCTACTTGGAAGTCACCTGACTTTTGTACTTGCAATGTAGTCACATCAGCAGCATCACCATTAACAATAGCTCCGTTAGGAGACTCTGCTAATGCACGAGCTTTAGTTGTGCCGTTTGGTCGTACTAAGAAGAGTACTTTTGCAGCAGCCGCAGAACCTTCTACGATTGCTTGAGTAAGACCCTCCAGTGACTTTAAATCACCAATATAATCTTCTACATATCCTCTACCGTAATCCTCGCCATCAATGCGGGAGAAACGTAAAGGAATAAATGGGTTTTTATCTTTTGGAAAAGTGCCATTACTACCTGGTACATCCATACCAGATACTTCTTGGTGTACATCCCATTTGTTATCAATAAGTTTTATACAAGTATATAGGTCGAGATTCTTGTTTACAGGTTCGTCTGACCCCTCCGATTTCAATAACATCTGAGCTTCTTCAGGAAGCATTTTCGGTGAGATAGACTCTTTAGTAATAATCTCTAATAGATTGCCCATAGCGTCACGTTTGACTACGTAACGGTCTAGACGAAATACCTTCATACCTCCTTTTTTCGGGAGGTAAACAAGCGAGTTACCTGATACAATAAGTTGCTTTAAAGCTTCAAATACAGGTACGCGGATGGCTGTTGCTTCAATCTCTTGAAGGGCAGCTCTTTCGATGCGACCTAAAGCCTCTTCTACCTTACCACGAGCATCTCCTGCTCCAATCTCAGCAAGGTCGAAATCGTCAATCATAAGACGAAAGAAAGGACTGTTAGGTGGGAGTAATGTTAGTAACAACTTACTCGCTAAATTATTTACACCTCTAGCCCCTACGCCTTGGAATGGGGTCTTATAAATAGTTGACCCCGTATGTCCATCTGGTGGCATAAGGTGAGGGATAGTTAGTTCGGCTGCATCTCTCGCTCTTTGAAGGAATGTGTCACGGTCAGCTTCTAACTGAGCGTACCTTGAGGCTGCGTAGCCTTGCCCTTCAAGCATTGCCATAATTTACTACCTTTATTTTGGAACGTTAACTGAACCACTCTTAGAACCTCCAGTACCTACGCCTGAAG